AAATGCTACTTTTTTGATTGATAAATATTGCGCAATATTGCTAAAATTCGTCAATGTCCAATTTTCAAAAAGTAGCATTTTTTTTCAAAAATTTTTTTGCATCACAAAAAGTTTTTATAAATTTTTAACATATTTACATCTTAATGGTCTAAAACCAAAAAAAAAGTGCAAATTAGGTGGGTATTTCATAAAGGCAAAATTAAATTTAAAATTGGACATTTTTTTTGTCCAAAATGAAAAAAAATTACCAAATATTTTTTTACTAATTTTTACACTTTTAAATATTAAATATTTTTTGTGAGCATAATGGTCTAAAAACAAAAAATAGGGGTTTTTTGGTTTCTTTAAGTTCAAAATATATATATATATAAATTAGTTTAAAGAAATATATTATTTATAATAATAATTATATATTATTATATTAATATGGATAATTTAATAAAAATATTCGCAAAAAATTTTATATATGGTGGATTATTAATGGCATTTATATTAACTACAATAGATGTAATAAAAAATTCTGCTAATGATATAGCTATATATGCATTTATATCTGGTAGTTTTTTTATATTAAATTTAATTCAATATTATTATATCAATAATAATAGTAATCAGAATACTACAACTTTTTTATTATATTCGGTTATAGGTGGTATAGTATGGGTATTATATTCATTTATATTATACTATTTACATACAAAAAATATTGGAGTAAAATTGAATATATCAATAAATAGTGTTATAGTAATTTTAATTACCTTATATGTAATATATTATAAAAAAATAGTAAATTAGTTATTTAAATAACTTAAAAATAATAAAGTATGATATAATAATGGAGGACGGTTTAAATGAAGAAGACCTTAAAAAATTACAAGAAAATCTTAATTCACGCGAAATGATTATTATAAAATTTACAGCAGATTGGTGTGCTCCATGTCGTGGAATAAAAGATTTAGTAGAAGATATAGTAAAAGATTTACCATCTTCTATAAAATTTTATGAAATAGATATAAATGATTCCGTAGAATTATATGCAAAATTAAAGACAAAAAAAATGGTAAATGGTATTCCTGCTATATTAGGTTATAAAGATGGAACGAGGGATAATTGGTATATACCAGACGATAGTGTATTAGGTGGTAATAAAGATAATGTAAGCGAATTTTTTAAAAGATGTCTAGAATATGTAAATAATTAAATATAATATTAATTAAATTAAAAATATTATATTTGATTAGCTTAATATATAAAGTATTAAAAGTTAAATAATTAATCGTGTAATATCATTTGAAAATTTATCAAAATCAAGTTTTGGAAATAAAACGTGGCCTTCCCAAAAATATTTACAAAAAGCATATTGAAATTCATAATCAAGTTTATAATATTCAGAATAATATTGAAGTAAATAATTATAAATTTTAGTATTTGGAATAAGTTCAAGACTATTTCGGGGTAATACATATGAAAGAAGTAAATGTGGATGAATAACAGTTTTATCAGGTTTAATTACTAATTCACTATTAAAGTATGGAATATTTTTATATAGATCTTCCAGAAGAGGAGGATAATGATAATTATATGAATGTTTCCAACTAATACATTCTCTAGAATAATAATAGAACGTCCATTGTAATGTTTTTAAATAATTAGTACATATAGCAGAAATAGCAGTATTATTTTCATCAATATTAATATTAAATAATGCATAATAATATCTATATTGCCAGTATTTTTCATAAGGATTAATAAAATGTTCAATATTTCTTTCCCATGATGGAGTGTTATTAAATTTTAATTCAATTTCTTCATTGGTATTTTCAGGATAAAATTTTTTAGCAAGTTTATCTCTATGTTTGTAATTTTCTTTAATAAAATTATGTTCATTTTCAGCAAGTTTACAAATATATTTTTTAAAATTGGTCCAATTAATATCACCGTCTTTAATAATATGTTGATTAATTCCAAAAATTTGTCTATATAAATCAAGTAGAATAGTAAGTCCATTTAATCGTAAATTAATGGCTGGAAAATGTTCATTAAAATCATTACCAAGTAAGAAACAAATAAAGATATAATCAGATATTTTATTATAGTATAGTTCAATAGAATCATTTTCAAAATTAAAGGTTTTATCAGTTAGAAAATAATATATTTGATTAGCCAATTCATTAATATCTATTAGATATTTATGTTGGGGATTTAATGTAGAGTCAAGAGAATTAATGAAATGTGGTGTTTCTCTATATAAATAAATAGAATTAGTATATTTTTTATGATTAAGTGATAACATAATAAGGTCAGAATCCATACCATATATAATAGTAGTGTCATTAGTATGATTATTATTTCTAATATATTCAAAAAGTTTATGTTCTCCTTCACCTGGAATATCAGTAAGTGATAAGATAAGATTATTCGTTGTATATTTATTATTAAAATGATCATAAATATTCTTATTTAATTTATTCATAAATATAGTTCCGGGCGTAATCGATGCAGGGTCCCATGGAATATTTTTATTAAATAAACTATTTTGATAAGATGATTTATATCTTCGATTTTTTTGCTGATTTAACTTAGCAATTGGTGGAACACCATCAAATGCAATAATTATATTTTTAGTAGGATTAATAGTTTTAATAATTAGATGAATTTTATCAATAACTTTTTCAATAATTAAATTTTCAAATTGAAGTTTATTTTGAAATAAAGTAAAATCAATAGAATCATATATAATTGAATTACTATCAAGATAAAGATTATGAATATTTTTAATGGATTCTAAATTTTTAACAATATTTTTATGATTTTTAATAAGACTAGCAAAATAATATGGAATACCCATAGTAATATATAAAATATATTATATGAATAATTTTGAATCAATTTTAATAAATTAATTAATTTATTAAAATGTAAATAAATATATAAAAAATTAAATATTATTTAATATAAAAATAGAAATAAATGACATTTAATTATAATGAAAAGATAAATTTTTTTAAGGAATCTATAACATATATTCAATTGGCGATAAAAAATTATCATTTACTGGGGATATTAAATTCAAATGATGTAAATATATGTTTAGATGGTTTGGAAAAAATAATAAATTTATTAAATACTATTTCAGATGATAATATGATAAATGATTTGCAATATATAAATAATAATTTATCATCATTAATAAAAAATTATGGTATATATAATTTTGATTGTTTTTTAAAAATATGTTTGAGTAATGAATTGGCAGAAAAATATCTAAAAACATTAGAATTAAATAATAAATTAGCAGTAGTTAATAAATATTTACATCCAATAAATTATAAAATATTAAATTGGACAGATAAAAGTATGCGCTCAAATAAGAAAGGTATAGTAAATAATGTATCAAAATCAAAAATAGTAGATGATAAAACAATTATAGAAAATACAGAACAATTAGAATGTTTTGATTTAATGAGAACTTCAACAAGTTTTAATTTGAGAGTTTATGGTATAAAAGTAATATTACATGATATACAAAATAAGAAAACATTATGTGTTAATTGTATAGTAGATGATGTAATAATTTCTAGTATAGATGAATTATATATAAAAAATAAGATAAGTGATTTAAAAAAATTTATAGTAGATGATGTAAATAATAAAAATGAACTGTATAAAGAAGAAAGTTGGTTAAATTTTTATAAAAATTTGACATTAAAAGATTATTTAATATATAATAATACAGAATTATTTGATAAATATATTTTCATAATGAATCAAATAAATAATATAGAAAATAAAACAATAAATGCATTAGTTCAAGATTTTATAGGCAGTGAATTATTTGGACAACGTTCAATTATTATACAATTATTATTAAATAATTATAAACAAGAGTTTCAATATTTAGCTTACTTATTATACGATTTATTATCGATAGAAACAAATTCATCAAATGATTCAACTGAACAGAAAATATTATATGATAGTTTACCATATGAATGTAAAAAATTATTTAAAATGGCAATGTGTAAAACAATAGAATATACAACAAATTTATCAAATTTTGATAGTAATAAAATTCCATTAGAACAACAAATATGTTTAATGAAAGTAGGTGATAATGTAAAAGAAAAGGCTATGCAAAAATTAAAAGAAATAAAATCAAAATCAGAAGATTCAGGTTCTAAAGCTCGTCAATATTTAGATGGTTTATTAAAAATTCCATTTGGAATATATACAGAAGAATATATATTAACAAAAAAAACGGATATAAATAATTTATTTAATTCACTAAAAGAACCTGTAAAAGTTTTGGATTTAAAAGATATTGATAATAATACAATAAAAGAATTTATAGAATTAATAAAAGATTTATTAATTAGAGAGAATTATAGTCCATTGGAAATATTAAATATAGTAGATACAATAAGTGAAAAATTAGAACCAATTTATAGTAATATAATAAATTATGTATTAAATGATGCTTTGACAAATAAAAAGAAAGTTTTATTACATTTATTAAATTCAATAGTATTAATTTGTAAAAAATATGAAATAAATATTTCAAAGCCAGCATCACCTAATGATAATATAGGATTAATACGTAATTCGATAAAAGAAATAATAGAAAATAATAAAAATAAAAAGGATTTATTAAAAGAAATATTAATATTAATAGAATCAATTAATTCAAATAAGGTTTATAATTATTTAATAAATATGGATAGAATAATACATAAAATAACAATAAAAAATACAGAAGTAATAGAATATATAAGTTCATTTAATGGAATATTAGATGATGCAGTTCATGGACATAAAAATGCAAAAAAACAGATAGAGAGAATATTAGGTCAATGGATAAATGGTGAAAAATCAGGTTATTGTTTTGGTTTTGAGGGTCCTCCAGGATTGGGAAAAACTACACTAGCAAAAAAAGGGTTAGCAAATTGTTTAAAAGATAAAAATGGTGAAAGTAGGCCATTTTCATTTATAGCTTTAGGTGGTTCATCTAATGGAAGTATATTAGATGGTCATAATTATACATATGTCGGTTCAACCTGGGGAAAAATAGTAGATATATTAATTGAGAAAAAGACTATGAATCCAGTAATTTTTATTGATGAATTGGATAAAGTAAGTAGAACTGAACACGGAAAAGAAATAATTGGGATATTAACACATTTAATAGATA